TCTAGCTAATAATCCTCTTCTATCTCTCTCTTCTTTCCCCATGTTGTAAACCTCTTCTAAAGCTTTAGCTACGTCTTCTGGTGCACACCTATCATCGAAGATGTATGGAGTTGGAACTGAACCTACCATTGAGATGTTTGAAGGATAGACAGGCACTGCCCACTCTCCATGCTCTTTATAAGTACCTCTATGGTTAGAAGGGAAGTCAGGAGTGAAGTTAATCCACTCACCATTCTCATCTGTAAATCTCATTTGATCTTGCATACCGCCTGTTACGTTGGCTATGATCATTTTACCTGCCATCATAGTCTCAGTTAGAGATAATCCCCATCCTTCATTTGAAGTGATAAGCAATCCTACATCAGCTATGTTATAAAGTAAATTAATTTGTGGAGTATCTAATCTCTCTTGTGAGAAGAATACATTTACATAACTCTCATCACAAATTGCTTCTCTTACTGCATAAAGGTCTGTACCGTTTTCATCTACAGCCTGTGTGTGCATTACTAAAGCACATTTCTTAGCTTTCTCTTCTCCGATTAAATCACAGAACATTCTATAAGATAGAATTACATCTCCTGGAGATTTTCTTCTGATGTTTCTTGAATTGAAGAATGCTACGAATTCGATATCCTTTCCTTGAAATAAGTCTTTTTTAAATTGACCTAAAGTCTCAAGTTGATCTACTGAGGTCATTGGAAAGAAGTGCTCTTCATTTATTCCATGAGGAACATATTTTAAAATCTTATTCTCAACTGCTTCTCCTAAAACTATTTCATTAATATTTTTAGTTTGTTTTGAGATTGCCATTAACAAATCACATGACTCGTAGTACGGTTTGTTATAAAGAGGAGCTGGATAGTCATCCCAAATGTTTAAGTACATCAAAGGAATTTCATTTCTAATCTCTCTTTCTATTTCAAATAACCATACCCAGTACCTTGGATCTGTAAAGATAAAAATAGCATCTGGCTTTTCTTGTGCAATTAAAGCTCTAATTTGCATAGCATCTCCATAACCATTGTTAGGCAATACCTTTACATCTGAATCTTCTAGCCCTGTTAACCTATTAACCTCTCCTGAGATGTCAAATCCTTTTCCTGCTTCGGGGTGGTTAATTGCAGCTCCTAGATTGATCCAGTTAAAGTGATGAGATGTTCCTACAACAATCTCTCTAGCCATCGTTGCGATACCGGAATGCATCCTAATATCATCGCATAACAGAAGTATCTTTTTACGATCTTCTTTCTTAACATAACGAAATTTTTCTTTCATGTAACTATTTTAATTTAATATCTGTTTGTGTGCGTAATTTTTGTTTAAAGCTCTCTTCTGTAATATAAAGAAAAATTGCTCTGTCTACAAGCTTCTGTAAAGAAAATTTATCTCTTACGCATTGCTCTTTAAATTCTTGTAGAAGATCCTCTTCTACCTTAACCGATGTTAATTTTTTTGTGTTCATTGTTTATATAATTATATGTATATATAAATATACCCTTATATCAAAACACCTGCATGGCAATGCTCTGTACCTTTAAAATCACAGAACATACAATTGGACTTGGATGGCTTCTTATCATATTCCTTATCAATATACTTTCCATGTGAATCGAAAGCATCGTCAATAAATTTTGTAAGAGCTGTGGTTGCTTGTCCTCTTTTAATTTTTCCTGAAGGTGGTACAAACTCTTGAACTCTTCTACCCATGGCTGGATATTCTGGATCGGCAGGTACTTTTCTCTTTACGATGAAGTACTTTACATCTACCTTATCAACATCTATATCAAATTGTCTTGCTAGGAATTCTTTATAGAGAAGTAATTGTGCTAGCTTTTTATCATCCTTCTTTGCATAATCATTCCATCCTGAGGTTGATGTTTTGATATCTAAAATGATATACCTGTCATCCTGCTCATCATAGAGAACAATATCAATAAATCCTTTGAAGAAAATATTCTCAGCTATTTGATGTATCAAAGGAATCTCTACTCCTACCAACTTATAATACTTGGTACCGAAGTAAATAGAGCGTTTCTTACGTACGTAATTCAATATTTCAACTCCATCATTATGAAACTCAGATAACTGCTCAGAGGTAGAGAAATGTTTTCCGTACTTATCTTTTTCTTGAGCATAAATACTAAAGAGCTTTTCATGTAGAAGTGCTCCAAGATCCATCTCAGTTGCTTTCTTTACAGTCCCTTCATAGAGTTCTGTTAGCCATTCCTGTACAACTTCGTGTAAGGCTGTTCCAAAGACTGTATGAATGGAGGGCTTATACTCCTGCAGTCCTTTAACATATTTTAATGCCCATTGGTGCGGACAAGTATTGTATGCTAGAGTTTGACTATACGATATTGATTTGCTGATGTTATAATCTATAACTGGATTGCAGAAGTCCTTAATTAGACTTACCTGCTTGAGTATTTTCTTGGCCATTTTTCTTTAGTGTTTTGATTTCTCTTTTTAAATACCAAAGAGCTTTTTCTAATTCTTGAACTATGTTATCTTTCTTTCCTGCTCTGGAGATATACTTCACAGTATTTCCTAAACAGAAACCTAAGTCCCATGCTTCAATTACTTTTATGGCTTCGTATTTGTTTCCCTTACCTCCGTAGTGTTGAGGATGGTCGACCATTTTGTTTACAACCTTCTCTTTTACTAAAGGTTTTACATCACTGTTCTTTGTCATAACGTATTTTATATAACTATAATATAAGAAAAAAGGCCTGCAAAAGCAAGCCTTAATTTAATTATTTTAGTAGAGGTAGAGTGCTAATGCCAATCCGACAAATGTTCCTACTTTATAGAGGAAGGTTTTTGTTCTAGAGGCCTTTAACTCTTTTTGTAAATCGTCAGTCATATGTTCGTACTGTCCAATTTGAAGTTCATTCTGATGAATGATGTATTTATTGTTCTCATCCTTATCGTTTAGAAGCTTGATGATAGTATCTTTTTGTACTTCTCTTTCTTCTAACTTGATAATTTTTTCTTGAGTAAGTTTTAGTTCTTGTTTGCAACCATCATACCTAATAAGGTCTTTTGCAACTTGTCTAGCAATTTTAGTTGGGAGTAAGACTTTTGTTGTATCTGCTTGCGAAAAACTGCTCAAGCTCAACATTAGAAAACTTACCAGCATTAGCAGCTTTTTCATTTGTTTGATTTTTTACGATTGTTATTGTATTGTCTATGTGATGTATTTCTTTTGAAATAGAAACTACCTTTTCTTTTACTGAATCGATTTTAGTATCGATTTGTTTGTTTACTGTCTTAGCTGAATCTACTTTAGTTTGTAATAATTCTATTTCAGCTTTGTACCCTTTTACATCTGTTCTGATGCTATTTGTATTGAAAATATTATAACCAATTAATACAACTACTATAACCAGTAATAAGTTTTGTTTATTCTGTAACATCTCTTTCTCCTTTGTGTTTATCTAGTCTGTCCAATATCTGAACTGCTAATTCATTTTTTACTAAACCTACCATTGAGGCATTTTTTAAAATAGAAATTAACTGGAATACTAAGAAGGGAGCCATAATAGTCTCGCTTAACCAAGCTGTTCCAGTAAATCCTTTTTCTATTGATAAGATAGCTGATAGCATTACTACCCAAAAGCCAAATGTTTTTAATACGCTTAATGCTTTAAAAGTCTGAAAACCTTCTCTCTTAACTCCTGCCCATATACCAAAGAAGCCATCAGCAAAGACAACCAACCCTACTGAAAGGTATTGTTCGATGTTATCTGCTGTTAGGTGCATAAAATATGTACCAATAAATGCTAATGCTGTTGTCAATGATAATGTGATTAATAGTGAAGTTTTCATCTTATATTTACCTATTTAACGTATTCGTAATATTTTTTAGTTTTCTCAGAACGATCTGCTAAACCATGAGTACCGCCGTTAATTCTTTTTGTAAGAGCTAGGATTGAAGCATCGTTCACTCCTTGGTCACATATTGACCATAATTTATTTTTATCAAAAAAGAACATTGCTGATTCAAAAGAGTAAGTAGTTGCTACTAGATCTGGATTGGTCATGATTTCTGGCTTTTTCAAATAATCTGAAAATGCTTTGTAGTTTTCTTTTCCTGTCAATTGAAGAGCTCCTCTTCCTCTGAACTTGTATCCATCTCCTGAAGCTTCTGCTCCATTACCCATTCTTGATCCGTATACTCTATTGGCAATCTTTTCAGGATTACGAGCGTATAGTTCATTTAAGTTACCTGGAAAGTATTTTCCAAAGATACCTTTTAATCCATCTCCTGAGTAGTTTAGATTTTCTGCAAATGCTTTAAACCCTCCTGTTTCGTGTGCTGTTTGTGCAAAGAAATGTGCTGCTCTTACTGGAGTTAATTTATAAAACTCCATTGCTTTTTTCATTGTTCCTGGACCAAAAGCACCATCGGCTGTTACTCCTACTTTTTCTTGTAAACTTTTTAAGCTCATAATCTAATTTTTATTCTTCGTTGTTTGATTTACCTCCGTTTTTCATTGCTGCAAATTTCTCCAATACATCTGGAAGGAATGAACCTAATGTGATGTACATGAATGCATCAAAGATGTACTCGTTTAATTCTAAAGCTTTACCCATGTAACCTGTTACAAGGTCTACTGCAATGGCAATTACCATCACCATGAATGACATGAATCCAATTACAACCTTTTCATTGTAATCATTTGATTTTTTAAAGATACTGAAAAATCCCATAAAATATTTTTTTAAGTTAGTTAGGACGTAACTAATTGGTAGTAACAAAATTTTCATAGTAACTCTTTGATATAAATAGCACAAAAAAAAGAGGCACGAGGCCTCTTTGAAGTTTAAGTAAAGTCTGGTTTATTCCTCAGAATTCAACCCTTTTAATTCCTTTGGAAGAAATTCTGTGTTGACATGGCCGCAGGCCTTGCACGCAAATACCGGAATAGGCATGTAGGTTGTTTGACCTGTACCTGTAAGTATTCCCGATGCTTTTCTAATATGAAGTGCTTCTTCAAAGAAGGTGTGTCCACATTTTTCGCATTCTACCGGAAGTGTTTGATCAATCGATAGATTCATTCTTGGTTGTTGTTCCATTTTAGTTTTGTTTTGCATTGCATAATTCATCTACCTTTGTAGCATCTGCTGCTATTTGAAAGACAGTGGCCGGTGAAAGGTTTGGACCCTCCTTTGATACTTCTAACACTTTTGATAAAAGGTGCTTGGTGAGAGAGGTATGATCACTTGCCTGTAGAATTTCTACAATAATGGCCACGCTTCTTTGCTGTTCTGTATTTTCAACAAAGGTAGGCTTCTCTCTTAATTCCTCGTACTTGGCTCTTGAATCTGACATTATGCCTTCCCCTTAGGAGCTTTTGGATAATACTTTCTTTTTTTCTTAGGCTTGGTTGATTCCACTACTGCTTCAACGTTTACTGTTGTAGTGTCTGGTGTTACTTGGGCAATCTCTACTACTTTCTCTACAACCTCTGGTGTTATTTCTGCTACCTTTTCTTTCTTAGGTGCTTTCTTTGCTGTAACTGGACGTAGGTCTTTGTTATACAATTCTTTAGATAACTGTACTAACTCTTGAGCTTCCTCGTTGTTATCGAAGTCTGTTTTAAATTCTTTTAAGGTTTTTGTACCTTTTTGCACATTGTATGCAATGAATAGAGCTATTGCTGTGATAGCTACTACTAGAATAAATGATGTTAAAATTGTCATATGTTTGTTAATTGGTTAATTTTGCGCGTGACACCTTCGGTGAGGAGGTTTTGACGCCCCCTCCCCTCTCGGTCCCTTCTTATTTACTCTCTGCTGTTGAAGCTTTTCTATAGTCCGTGATTAATTTCTTAACCTCTCCAATAGATTTTCTTGCTCCTGCTTGTGATTTTTTAGTAGTTCCGTTATGGCTTGCTACAAAACTTTGATACAATTCATCGATTTGTTCGAATAATTCTTGCTTGTTCATTTTTTTTATTTGTTTAATTAATATTACATAAACTGAGAAGGATCTATCTCTTCTTGTTTATCTTTTGGTTTTAAATTTGTGATTACACATTCTGTGATTAGCATTGTTCCTGCAACTGATGCTGCATTCTCTAGAGCTAGTCTTGTTACTTTAGTTGGATCAATGATTCCTTCTGATAGCATATCTACATACTGTCCTGTTCTAGGATTGAAACCTTGCCAGTTATTATCCTCTAAAGATAATACAACTCTTCTTGCTTCAATAGTTTCTAATGTTTCTCCTGCATTTAAAAGGATCTGTTCGAATGGTTTAGTGATTGCTCTCATTACAATATTGATACCTTTTTCTTGATCTGGATGATTTGTTATCTCTCCTTCTAAGATTCCTGCTAAGTATGCTGCTGCATTTAGTAAAGCAATTCCTCCTCCAGGTAAAATACCTTCTTGAAGTGCTGCTTTAGTTGCATGAAGAGCATCATCTACTCTGTCTTTCTTTTCTCTCATTTCAACTTCTGTATGACCTCCAACATGAATCATAGCTACTCCTCCAATAAGTTTTGCTAATCTGTCTTGTAAGATTTCAATCTCATAAGGTGAAACTGTATTTTCGATTTGTTCTTTTAGCTCTTCGATTCTTTTTGTAATAGCTTCTTCAGTTCCTTTACCATCTACAATGGTAGTATCATCTTTTCCTACTGTTACTTTTCTTGAATTACCAAACCATTGTAAATCGAATTTGTCTAGCTTCATTCCTTTCTCCTCAGATACAACTGTACCTCCTGTTAGAGCTGCAATGTCTTCAAGCATAGCTTTCTTCTTATCTCCAAATTCAGGAGCTTTAACTGCTACTACTCTAAGAATACCTCTCATTTTGTTTACAACAAGTGTTGATAAAGCCTCTCCGTCAATATCATCTGCAATGATAAGTAAGTCTTTGTTTTGTTGTGATACTGATTCTAGTAATGGAAGCATCTCTTTGATATTCATCAATCTTTTATCTGTAATAAGGATTAAAGGATTGTTCAATACTGAAGTCATAG